TCGGTCCCTCTAAAGGACACTAGCTAAGGCGTCCAATGTTGGTCAGCCGTACCCACTTACGCGGAGCGAAGAGGATGGGCGTACCGTACATCATGATCATCCAGCGGTAAGCCGGTGCGAGAACCGCGAGGTCCATACGCATCAGAGGAGCAAGCTGACGGAAGGTGAGCACCGAAGGGGTAAGCTCGCCAATGTAAGCGGTCTCCGTGAAAGGCATGATAGCGTTAATGTCATTAAACGCTGTGTGTGCCGCAGCAGCCGCCTGAGTGGTGGCTGGAATCCGAGCAATCTCGCTGTACGCGCTAAGGTCGGTTGGGACAACAGCGCCCACCACTGATCGAGTACGGTAGACAATCAAGTACTCAGTGGGGTTAGCACCAACAACCGCAGCGTTTGAGGGAGCAACCGTAATCTGGTTACCTGCTGCGTTTTCGGCAGGAGTAAGAGCCTGAAGCGCCGAAATAAACGGAGCAGACTCTCCAAAGCGGTTACACGAGGTAACTGCGTAAGCAAAGTTACCTGCACCCGCACCAATCGACTTAGCCCAAGAGCCGGTCGTCAAAGCGCCCACACCCAATGCACAAGCACTAGGGGTTGCAGGAGCGTTAGCGCTCGTAGCAGCAGCCGGGGGAGTCTTACCTTGACGGATGAAGACGTCCGGGTTGAACTCAATGGTACCGGCTTGGGTAGCCATCGAGGTAATCGACAGACCAACCTTGCCCTCCGAGGGAGCAGGCATCTGCACGCGCTCGCGGGGGTAGAAGGTCTTGACGAGGTCGCTCATCGCACGGGTACCAAGGAACATGTCCGTGGGGTAACCGTAGTTCTCGATGACCAAGTTAGACGCTTCCTCGATGTCAGCCTCTTGGAGGGGCTGGCCTTCGAGGTCAACGACGTTGGCGTTGGCGATCATCGTGTCCAAGCCGTCCCACTGCTCTGCTTCGCCGTCAAAGGCGAGAGCGGAGTTACCGTGGAAAAGCGAGTCCTCGACGCGCTCCAGAAGCCACAGGATACCGTTCTGGTTTTCCAGAGCGATGACATCACCGTGCGCGGGATTGACCAACGTAGCTGGGTGAGTCACGGCACGAGTCGTGCCCATGAACTTCACCAGCGCGGTCTGGCGCGTGAAAGTGCTGTCCTGAGACTGAGGAAGCTCACCTTCTCGCGTAAAGCCGAAGCCCTGCGAACCGTATGAACTCAAGACGTTGTATTCCTCAACGGTTGAGTACGCGGCGCTCTTAGGAATCTTCTTCCAGAGCTTGATGTGCTTGTTGGTGAAAGTGACTACTTTCAGGCTGGCTTCAAGGCTCTCAACGCGAAGAGCAGATCCACCAGTTTGGTTGGAGACCTGATAGCCTGCGCTAAGTGCCTTTGACAGTTCGTTAACATCGCCCATAGTCGATGTTCCGAACCCGTTCAGCCCGTCGTAGTCCTTTAAGCTAATTTGAGGTACCATTTGTGATTTCTCCTAAAAATCTTAAGCTAAAAGGCTTTTGACGACATCTTGGTTAACAGCCTGAACACCGTATTGCTCCGCTTTAATGACCTCAAGCGGAGAAACCGTGCCAGCCTCGACACCCTTCATCAGAGCGTCAAGGACGACACTCTTCGATAGCTCAGGACCCTTTGGCCCCGAAACTGACTTGCTCATATCGAGCATACTCTTCGGACCCCGAGCGGGACCCTCAGCGTATTCAGCAATGTTGCCTTGTGATTTGGCAACAATGTCAGTCAAGACAACGAGGTTCTCAGCGATAGCCTTTGACATCGCTCCGTTTTCCTCGTGAACTTGACTAATTGACTTAACAACGAAGTCTTCTAAGCCCGCGCAGTAAACTGCAATCGACTTAGTTAAAGCATTGAGGAACTCACTGACCTCAACACCCTTGGACATCTTATGCCCGTAACCCTTATCCACTTCGTCATCCGACTCCATGGCCCGCATTTCATCGCGGCGGTCTTTGTCATCCTGCTTTTTCTTGTCGTCAGCGCCATCTCGCATCCCTAACGACTCATCTTCGCGGGCGTCATAGCCCTGCGCCTTCTTAATGGCTTTGTAATCCGTTCCGTCAGGAACGTTATCGCGGTCATCGTCTTCTTTCTCAGCTTTGGTACCTGCCCAATCCTTGGGCTGGTCAGCCGGGTACTTCTTGCCGGGATCGATTTGCGACTTACTAAGGATATTATCCAGCGCCGCTAACGATTTAAGAATTTCAGATTCGTACAAGGTCTCAGACATCAGTCTCTCCTTACAGGCCCAGGCTTTTCTGGATTTGCGGAGAAACCGCACCAGTAGTTTCAAACTTGACAACGTCGAGAGGGGAAACGACTCCAGCCTCGACACCCTTCATCAGAGCACCAAGAATTTGCGGCTTACTAGGAGCCGCACCACCGCTGAATCCACCCTTCTCAAGATACTGCACGTTCTGCTCAGCAACAGCGCCACTAGCAGAGTCAATATCACCAGCAGTGCCGTTGATAAACCCGAGGCTCTTACTGATAGAGCCGAAAGAGCCGTCAACACTCTTAGCAAACTGCGTGTGGTGGTGGTCCATCAAAAAGATTTGAGAACCTAAGCGGTCTTCGAGGTTGAGGAACGAATAACCGATCGACTTAACCATCTCATATAGGAAAGGAGAGCTTTCAATCCCCGCCATGATGGTTGGGTCTTCTTGGACGTGCTCGAAAAACGACTTGTAGACTTCTTCGTCTTCTTCGTCTTCCTTCTCGTCCCTCTTCAAAGAGGCGATTTGGTCCTTGTCATCGGCCACAGCGCCCGCAAAGTGCTTTTCCTTTTCCGCGTCGTCCTCGTCATCCATCGCCTTTAGCAACTCTGCGTCTTGGATGAGGGACTTATACAAACGGAAGCTTTTCTTGATGGGCTTATAATCCGTTCCGTCAGGCACATTGTCGCGCTCGTCGTCTTCTTTCTCTACGTCAGTGCCAGCCCAATCAACGCCCATCGGCTGATGATTTCCCGGCTGTAACTTGGTGATTTGGGTAGTCATTATTTTGTGCTCCTCGCGTCTGACAATCGGAAAATCACGTCTGAAAGCTTCTCAGAGGTTCCTCTTGAGTAACCTAATTGACGTTGTATCAGATTTGCAAGACTTTTTTCAGTATATTCTCGACCTTTTTTAATTTTTTTCTTTTCGTCGTCTTTATCGTCTCTAAAAAGTAAATCGTGGGTACTCCGATCTAGATCTTCAGTACGTAACGCCGAACCGTCCGTCTGGTTAGACGTAGCATAACCTGCGGAAACAGCTTTAACTACCTCCGGGTCTTCCCAGGTATACTGGTCAAACGCCTTAACAATATCTAAATACGTATTGTAGTTAATAGGTGCCGTAGTAATGGCAATATCTTGAATCCAACACTTCAAGATAGAACTGCCATTACGACGTACCGTCTTGCCCTGTAGAGAAAACCCTACTTTCCTGTTAGATCCGGGGTTAGCCCCAAGAGCCTTAATATGCTCCCAAACGGCATCGGCAGCTTTTTTACCCTTGTAGATAATACCCTTAACGTAAAGACCTCTCGGAGTAACCTTTACTTCCCAGGGCTCTCCAATCTTGTTTTCTGCACCGGGCTTGTGGTCCCAGTTAAAGTATCCGTGGTTTAAAAAGTAATCAAAATTGATACCTTTCTGATTTACTCTTTCATTTTGAAGGTCAACGTCCGGGGTCGAAGCGATACCTTCGATAATACGGGACCCACCATCCTTAGAGTCTTTCGACTTACTAATAGGTACCCAAAAATTAAAATTTAATGTTTCGTTCATAGTCACTACCTACCTTGCCCACCAATCTTTTTTTGGCTTCATAACTTTATCCTTAGACCTTAAAAATTTAATAAATTCAGGCTTATCAAACTTATCTACCAAGTCCTTCCCTTGCGGCGACCAAAATCCAGGTTGCCTCTTACTAGGAGGAGAATTTAACTCTCTAAGAAGAGTTTTTCTCCGATCCTTGGAAAGACCCTTCCACTCTGAGATAAGTTCTTTAGTTTTGTCGCCAGGCTTAAACCTATTTAAGTTAGTGCGATCAATTTTATATACGTCTTCGACACCCTTACGCTTAGCGTCAGCAACTCTATTCTTCGCCGCAGTCTTCTCAGCCGCCCTCTTGTTGGCCTTGTCTTCTGAGGTAATAACGCCGCCTCTTCCAATATTTCTACCAGTAAATAAATCAATAAATTTATTACGCTTAGTCGGGTCAGGTTGACCAAACATATCTTCTCCGTCAGTCCAAGACCTCTTAACACCCCACCCGTAAGGTTTAAGTTTTTTATCTGCGGGAATAACTTCTACCTTATCCCAATCCTTACGGACATGGGGTATTCCAGCGGATTTTAATCTCTTTTCTTGGCGGTCTGTAGCGGCCTCAGTAGATTTTACTTTTCTAACTTCAGCTTTGGTAGGTTTTTTGGGGAGCCCTATACCTGACATATAAGCATCCGACTGTGAGCGCTTAACTTTGGCAGAAGCCTTTTGTGCAGCCGAAAACTCTTTTGGAAAAGAAGACCTTTGAAGCGGACTCTCGACAGGAGACGCTGCAAACTGAGGGGCAGCACCCGGAATAGAAGCTCGCTTAGTAGCATCTTTAACAGCGCGCCGGACACCCCTAGAGGGCTTAGATTTAAGCAAGTCTATCGCCGTATCCCAGTATCCCACGTTACTCTCCTAAAAATTTCTTTATGTCACCGCGCTCAAACGGTGACGTATCCGCAGACGATATGGCCTTCTTTAACAAAGGCAACACAGTTCCGTACTGTAGATCGCCTAGTTTATTAGTCGGGACGTACCCCTTTAAGGTTTCTACGTAAGGGCAATCTCCGGGGGCTGCTGCCTCTTTTATCATCCCTTTCAAATCTAAACACCACGCCGCTTTCTGGAATCTCTCTCCGTAAACAGTGCAGGTACTTTCCCCGTCTACAGATTTATTAAACTTACACTTTAAATCTGTGACAAGTATTTTAAACGGAGACTGCCCTGAACTTTTTACTAAAACACTGGGGCTGCAACAATCACCACAATTAGTGCAGTAGTCATCTAGCGGCTTAGACTTCTCTAACCTAGCTAAGTGTAAATCTATCTCTGTATCCGTAAGCCTACTATTCATCATTGGCCGAAATTTTATTAAATAACCTGTTTATACTAGACAAGTCTTTAACGCTTCTTTTAATAAAGACAAGTTTCGCAGCTACGGACGCAGCACCGTTGTGGTAGGAAACCGACTTTCGTAGCTCTTCAGCGCGATACTCTACGGTATCTATGGTGTACTCTACTTTCATTACCCCGTAGGTCCCTCTTTTGTACTTAAGTCTTCTTCGGTCATAGATTTTTGCTTACCGTGTAAAAGATCTTTAAGAGCTTCCTCTCGGTGGTGCTGAGAGAACTTAGAGTGCGCGTCAATAAGCCCTTGGAGCTTCGAGGTATCCCTCTCATCCCCAGACCGCTGACGCAAAACATTCATAAGGTGCTGCACCATAGCGAAGTGGGCGTGGCTAGCGTCTCGGTGGTCATCCCACTGGTAATGCTTAGTGTTATTTTTCCCAGAAAAAGCGTGAACATCATGACCATTCGAGGTCTTTCCGATCACATGCTCTGGGTGGGCTCTGTACATCGACTGTCCAGAGGACGGTCCCCCACCAGCAGTCGCTTGTGCCGCCCGTGCGTTGTCCTTAGTACCAGGAGCCCACTTCTTATAATAGATGGGTTTACCGGTCGTAGGACTGTATTTCTCTATCTGACCGCCACGAGGACCCATATGGGCCTTTTGAGCCCCCTGAGCCCCTATGTCTCCGGTGTGGATACCGGCAAACTCGCCTTTTTCGCTACCCTTAGCGCCACTAAAATAGGGCGCACCTCCACCACCACCAATAGTTCGGATAGCTTTAAAGATTTCTTCTTTAATAAAGAGGCGCTTAGGCACGGAGCTACCAACCTGTGCGATAATTTCTGTTTTCAGACTGCTTAGACATCACTAAAAGACGAAGTTTCATCGTCTCCTCAGGAGACAAACGAACTTTTGTCATAGCAACGGCACTAGGCGGCTCCCCGATCTTAACAATACCGGGTATAATGATACTTAGTACTGCTTTTTCAAACTCAGTAAGGGCAATATGGTCCCTAACTTTGTCTAAGGCATTAAAGATCTTATTGCAGGCGTAGTCGTAGTCCAACATGCCATTGGCAAACCTACGAAATACAGCGTTTCCTGGCTGCCAAACCGCCTCAGGAGCCTTGTAGTCGCTCTGTCGAAGGTTTTGCTCTCGCCAAGAAGGGTTTCGATCCTTACTCATAGGAGAGTTCAACGGAACCTTCATTCTAGCTCTATCTTCTGCCATTTTTAATTCTCCTACGAAAGGTGTGAGTCGTGCCAACGCACGGAGTTCATGGATTTGCGGCAATCTTCACAACAACCGCTGTGGCCCTCATGACCCTCTTCGCCTACAGATTTGGAAATCTTGCCGCACACGCCACAAGACTTACCAATGTCATATGTGCGGGCTAGCTGAGAACCGTACCGGCGCTCTGTGAAGGACTTCTTTACGACCTTATACTCACCGTCTTTCTCTACCATCTTCATGCTAGGCGGTAAGTACTGACCGTCTTCTTTCTCGTCCCTCTCGTCAGGCTTGTCGTCAGAGGTTTTACCCCCCTCCCAGACAGGACCTTTATCCGCTTTCGGGCGGTCGTGTGACGCACACGGAGAGCCAGACTTTGCAGCAGAAGCAGACTTAAACAAAGACTTACTAAAGCCGCTAGCAGACACGCCGCGCATAGAAGGCTGATTTTGATTATACATACCAGGGTTACCTGCGTACTTCATAATCACATCCTCACTGTCTACCTCTTTCCCCTCTTTACCAATGACAACGTTCTCCATAGCCTCAGCTACATCTTCTTTGTCACCAGACAGGGATTTTTTTTCGTCCATCTTCATGATTACTCTCCACCTTCCTTCGTAACATTACTCAACATGTCCGCAGGAAGTGAATTTAAAAGTTCTTGGATTTGTTCTTTTTTACTTTTTGGGGCTGCTTCTTGAACTTCTTCGGTAGTACCTTCTGCTTGGAGTTCTCCTCCTCCGGGAAGAGATTCCTGCACCTCTTCAGTCGCCCCTGCCTCAACAGCCCCTGGAGCCCCTTCAGCGCCCGCTTCTTGCTGCATTTGTAGTTGCGCCGCCATCTCTTCGGGAGAACTACCCTCTTGCGGGGGAGACTCTTCAGGAGCGCCTTCTTGCTGCATTTGTTGCGGGTCACCTTCGCCGCCCTCTTGCTGCTGCATTTGTTGCGGGTCACCTTCGCCACCCTCTTGCTGCTGCATAGCCTGCTGCTGCATAGCCTGCTGCTGCTCTTGCTGATCCATAGAGTGCTTTTGTGCCTCTTCCTGAGTATCCATCTGACGCTTCTGCATCGCAAGCTGCTGCTCTTGCATTTTCTTATTATCTTCCCGAGTCTGCGATTCTGTCTTCCACGTATGGTCCAACTGAATCTTTTGCAGGAATACGGGGTTCAAAATAATGTCACCGTCTACTAGTGCAGGAAGATCCTCATCAGCACGAATCTCGTTGATGGTTCTGAAGTACTGAACCTGAGACTGTCGAAGCTCAATCCTTTCCTTTTCGGTAAGCTCGTCTAAGCCAACAAAGTCAAGGTAGAACCTGTCATCGATTTTATCGACGATATTTCGATTAAGAGAGTCTGCATAAAACCTAAGAAGAGGTCTTAGACCCCTATCTTTAGACGCCTTTAGCTTCCACTCGTTATTAGTATCAAAATTAGGCTGCTGCATACCACCAGGGGATAGGTAAAAACCAATCTCTTCTGGGGCGATTAAGAATACAGCGCAAATGAGCTTGATTAGGTACTCAAGCCAACGCGAGTACTCCA